TCTCTAAGGATATATGTACTATAATCAGTTTTAGTCATGGGTTTAGCGTAGTAGATATCGTTAGCTTTAGATGCTCTACAAACCAGCATAACATTAGAGCCAGCCAATCTATAAGCATTCATCCACATTGTTGCAGCTACATTTTTATCTCCTGTATTATTAGCATCATGATAAAGATTATTTAAGGATGCCATATAATCTTCTGTTAAGTCTCCTGAAGCATAAGTTTTTAAGAATTCAGATTGACTAGAAATCAATGTAGGAACTGCTGGGCCTGCATCAGAAATTAAAGTCACTCCGATAATTAAACTTTCACCTGCAGTAGGATTAAGAGCTGCGGTATGTACTCTCTCTATAACTTTTACATACGGTTCGAGAGTTTCAGTCCATTGTGCCATAATTTAAATATAATAATTAATTGTTTTGTTTTAACCAACTTCTACGAGATATACTGGATATTTATTTCTTATAAATTTTTCACATATTCCAGCTATTAAACCAACATCAGCGGTTCCATCAGATATAGTAGTTATAGAAATCTCATTATATCTACTTTTACTTTCTTCTGTTACTGCACTTGAGTTTGGTAGATTTCGTATTATGTTTTTTGTTATATCTTTTAGTTTATTATCTGCTATTGTATTTACTAGAAGTCTAAGTTCACCAGAATTTCTTGTTATAGCTACACTTATTGCTGATTTAAGAGAATCCGCCGTTTTAGGATCTCTTGTAAAATCGGAGCCTTCTTTAAAACCTGTTTTCTTAAGATCCTCTACTACTCTATCCATTAATCTATTGTCAACTGTTAACTTTCTGGAAATAGCCTCATCACCTTTTTTTATAGTACCAACTAAGGCTCCAAGAGCTGCTCCGACTAATGTTCCGGCGGCTACTACTCCAAGTCGTTTAGCAAATGGACTTAGAGTATTTAATTTTCGGAAAGTAGGGTTACTTCCTTCATATTTAATATTTTTAGCATCTTTTCCGGATAATGGTAAACTTAGGGTAGCTACGTTTCCACCAATTATAGCTCCTTTAACAGTATCAGATAATATACTAAAGTCTTTTCTTCTAAATGTAATCATATTATTATCATTTCTCTCGGAAAAGATTTTTTTAAATTTATAAGAGGTTGTCTTTTTTGGTTCTTTTACTTCTACCTCTTTTAAAGTTTTATTAACTCCTCCAAGTGCTTTAGTTAATTTATCCATTGCTTCTAGTTGTTCTTCTTGATATTTTTTATCAGAATTTTTTCTAGTAGCATTAATAGCAAGATTAGTTCCAGAAAATCCAGCAGTGGCAGTAGTAATTTTTGCCGTAGGGTTATTTTTATAAAACTCCTTTACATCTCTGATTATTTTCTTTGGTTTAAATTTTGCCATAATTTTTTATTAATTTTAATAGGAATAACCATCTCTTTGAGTCATATTTGTCTTCCAATCCTGTTTTTCTCTTCGTCTAGCCTGTCTCTGAGCATAATTAAGTCTTTTATTATACCATTCATTATTTTCAGCTTGTTTATTTCTATTTCGAAGAGCCATTCCACCTGCTAGAAGACCACCAACAACTAATCCAGTTTTTCCACCTTTACCCATTCTTCCGAGTAAACTACGACCTGCCTTATTCTTTCCGAAAGCTCCAGCAACAGCACCAACTGTTCCACCAAGAGCAGCACCACCAAGAGCAGCACCAGCTACAGAACCATATCCAGGAGCTTGTTTTGGTTTTTCAGCAAGAATATCTGAATCTTTCATTCTCTTAAGATTATCAGTATCGTCGTATTTAGTGAATAATTTTCTTTTTATAATCATTGTATTTCTTGATTTTTAGAATCTTGATATTTGAAAGCATCTTTATCTAGAGCCCGAGCTGTTTTATTTACTATCTTCTCTCCAGTTCCCCACGTTGCTCCTAAAACTGCAGCACCGACTGGAATACTACCTGCTAAGGCTGTTTTGGGGTTATCCATGATGAACTTACCTGCTTTTTGAGACCATACTGAACCTGAATGTTTTCCATATCTATTTAACTGATGACCGAATTTGTATACACCTTTTCGACCACCTCCGCCAGATAAATTAGAAAGTCCACCTAAAATTGTTTGTCCAGGAGTTTTAAATATCTGTGAATTTCTTACAGATTTAGAAGCGCCAGTAAGTAATCTTTTAACTGCCATTACTCCAGGGACTGCATAGTTTCTCTGAGTTAATGCCATCTGATCTTTATATTGAGCTTTTTCAGCAGAGTATCCGAGAGCCATGGGAGCAGAACCTAGAGCAGCCATCGTTATTAACGTTCCTTTATTTTTTTTTGCAGCTTCTCCTAAAACTTTTCCAGTACCTTTTACTGCTTTCATTATAGATCCAGCAGAATAGGTTTTTTCAAGAGGCATTCCATTTTTCTTCATATCTTTTTGAATTGCTTTATCAGTAAGATATGAAGCTCCTGCCATTGTAGCTCCCATCATAGTTCCACCAATCAGCTTATTTTTTCCTTTCCACACAATTTTACCAACATCTTTAGCGAGACCTTTAGCATTTCCTAAAGTTTTATTATTCTTAAGAGTTGCTGTAAGTTTTGCAAAATTTATTTGAGCAAACTGTTTTTGTCCCATTACATCTGCTGCTTGTTGTGCTGCTTGTGGATTATTTTTTGCGTTTTCTGCAATTTTATTTAAAGCTTTGGTCATCTTTCTATTTTGCTCCTCTGCCTGTGCTGCTTGTTCCTCAGCTTGTTTCATTTGATCAGAGCCTTGTTTTAGAGAAAGACCTGTACCAATAGCCCCTGCAGCATTTAAAGCCATTCCCCAAAAAAATTCTTTTTGTCTAAACTTAATCATAATCTAAATCCTCCTATAATTAAGTCTGCATATCTTGACCGGCAGTTTTAAGACCTTTTCCAAGACCTCTAGTAGCTGCAGAACCTAAGAGATAACCAGCTCCCATACCTAAAATACTTCCAAATGGTCCCCCTATCATTGTTCCAATAGTTCCTCCTAATTTAGTAGCTCCTAAAACACCACCAGCGATTCCGGCTACTTTATTATCAAGAGCTTTACCAACTCCTTCTGTAACTCCTCCAAGTGTATTTCCGGCAGCTTCAGTTAGTGCATTGTAACATTTTCTTTTTAATCTGTATCTTGCCATTTACCTCTTCCTCCACGATTTAATTCTTGATTTAATTTTCTCATTTCTTTTCCTAAATTACCGATTCCAGCTAATTCACGTTGAGAAGTATTCATTCTACCCAGTCTATCCATATCTGTATCATATTTTCTCCCTTTAGTGAAACCAAGAGCTGGGTTATTAGTATTTAATATCTTGGTTTGAGAAAATCTCTTTACAATCATCATGCATTAAGTAAATATATTTTATAACCTAATCCGAAGGGTAATATATTCAATGCATTAATAGCATCTTCGATAGATTTGAATTCTAAGACCAATGATCTTGATTTTTTATCATATTTGATAGCCTCTCCAAGCAATTCAGAAACTTCATAAGATAGATCAAAGGAAGGAGAGAATGAACCAGATAGATAGGGATATTGTTTATCACCGCCTTTACTCTTAAATTCTCTTTGCTCTAAAATTGATCCTGGAAATTCTGAATACTTCTTTTCTTTCTTTTTTCCACCTCTTCTTTCTTCAGGATTATCATTCCTAGGTCCAGAAGTGTCTCCTAAAGAAGTATTATTATTTCCTCCATTATTGTTATTATTCCAATTTGGATCACTATCTTTTGGCGCAAATATAGAATGACTTACGTTTAATTGCATATTTCCAAGACGTTTATCATATGTTTTACCTGGAAGTCTAACCTCATCTGGTAACTTTGCTTTGGCACCAATTTTTAGATACATTCTATATTTATCTTTTCCAAACATAGAAGTACTAATTACAAATCTTTCGATTACTACATTATTTCCTCTAAGAACAGGAATTAATGCACTAGTATCTATTACTCCGAATTTATTTCTATCAGAATATCGCATAAGTTTTACATAAAGACTTCTCATTGCATCATATTCTGTAAATTCTTTCTGTCTAAATTTAATCATGCCACAACTGATAAATTATATTTTGTAGCGAGAATTTCTATAATATCAAAAGCTATTCCTAAGTGATCAGTTTCTGCTGTGATTACTCTGGTTTCTTTATTAATATCAGTTATTCTCATTCTAAAAATATCTTTGATTAATTTTTGAGTATAATTGTATAATTCCTTATCCTGTACTTGAATTTGATAATATCCAGACTCATTTTTTATAAATGAAACTAAAACCATAGCCTTAGAATTAACTCTACTAACGCTATCTGCTTGCTCTGGAGTTATAATATTAGGCCGTAATCCTTGTTTCTTTAAATATTCAATAGCGTCCGGCATTAAATTTTGGATAAGGTATTTCTTCTTTCTAAAATTTATCATAACCCTTTGTTTATAATTGTTGTTTCAGTATCAACCGGAACTTCATAATGATAATCTGGATTATTTCGTTCAAACTCTATATTCTGAACTATTTCTTCTAGGAATTTATATCTATCATCAATTACTTCATAGAAAAATAGTTCACATCTGAATTGACATTGATAAGAGAAATTTGAATTATCATCTTGTTGATATGTCTGGTTAAAATCTTCAGTTATTCCTCCCCATTTTATTGCAGCTGTCCATCTTTGTCCATATCTATCTGATGTTTTGAATTCACAGAAATTAGTAAGTAATGTGACATTCATATATCTATTTTTAAAGTCAAAGAATAATGGCATATCAGTACTTCTTAGATAAAATTCAACTGGTATTTTATGCTGCATTACTTTATCATCAGAATACTTAGGATGATTATCTTTCACTGGAGTCTGAAGAAATTGATAAACAACATGTGATGTTTTAGTTAATGTAGTTTCTTTATTAATTCTAACTAACTCTAAACCATAATCATCTAAAATTTTACGTAATTCTAGAATAAATTGATCTTGATAATCTACAGCTCTTATAACATAATCATTATATTTCCTTCTTAATGTAAATATTGTTTCAGATTCAGATTCAAGTGTAACATCATCTGAACTAATTATAATTTTAGGAAAATTTCTTATCTCATAACAGCTTGGTCTAGGTCCAATAGGTTGAAGATATATAAGATTTCCAGAGTAAAACAAGAAATTTATAAACTCAGGATTTTTATAATCTCCTTCCGAAACTACTATTGTTGTATAATTATAGTTTTGGATAACTCTAGATTCTGAGTCATTTACAATAACTATATTAATAGTATGTGGATCATAAGTTAATTTTCTTAACTTAAGTCCATTTAATGTAACATAAGTATTTTTAAATAATTTAGGAAGTCCTGTAGGGAGCATGTCAATTCTTTTCTCAGTACATGGTATTCCTAAAAGATCTGATAAACTTCCAGAAGTACTTCCTGGAGAATAAGTTAGAGTGAGAGTAGATCTTGAAGTATCCTCTACTATAGAGCTTATTTGTCCTTCTTTTACTTGAAAATACCTACATTTATTAGAAGAGAGTTTAAGACCTCTGTAAATTACATCACTCATAAAACTTATTTTAATATTTTAAAATTAATTTTCAGGGATTAACTTCTTCTTTAACTATTAGCTTTATTTTCTGCTGCTAAGAATGTACCAGCACCTAATGCAGCAGTACCAGCAGCAGCAACACCTAACCCTTTACCTAGTCCAATAGAACCTCTTCCCATAGTAGAAGCTAAATTCTTAAAACCTTTGGCATTTTCTCCTGCTTTAAAAGCTCCTTTTGCTGCAGTCCAATTTGCCGCTGTTTTGGCGAATGGAGAAAATAATCCAAAATTTTTTCTTTTAAGCTTATAAGTTGCCATAATTATTTCATAATTTTTCCAAGTGCCTGCATACCTTTTTGATCAGCTTTTGCATTAAAAGCTTGTTTTGTCATCTGAGATCCTGTTTTCTTTAAAAGTGCATTATCAATTTGTTTAGCTCGTGCAACTCCAAAATCCTTAGCTCCAGACATCATCATTCTATCTCCAACTTTTCCTCCAACAGCTTTACCAGCTTTCATTAGTCCAGTATTAGTTTTAGCCATTATGTTAGCACCAAATGCACCTTTTTTAGCCCCAAGAATGGCTGCACCTGCTGCGAGGCCACCTAAAGCTAATTTTTTCCCAGTACTCATTCCGCCTTTATCATCAGAATATAATTTTCTCTTTAATCTAAATGTACTTGCCATAATTGTAAAAATTAAAAAGAGAAGGAACCTTAAGTCTATAAGACCTAGGGAATCCCTCTCTTTGTTTAAAATCATTTTATTCTTTAGGGATCTGAGAGTTTAACAATCCAAATGATTTTTATGGTTTAATTAGATACCGAATTTGAAAGTAACCTTCTGTACCAATTCAGGAGCCATATACTTAGTACCTTCCTGATAGTAGATACCAGAAGCCATCTGAGTTGGGTTATTGTAGTTACCAATAGTCGGAGTATCAGTCAAAGGCATATAGATACCACGTGCAAGCGGAGCCATCTGACCATCTTTTGTTTTGTGAATTGCATAGAAAGTACCTTCACCCGGAGCTTCAGCAATATCAGTAGAACGAAGTACAGGAATACCATTATACCAACCCAACAGGTCATTGATATAAGTCATCTTAGTATTACGTTCCCATTTACCAATCATTCCACCCTTCTGGAATTGATTAGATGCCATATTACCAGCTACATAGGCAGTAACATCAACACCCTTAACAGCTTTAGTTGCCAATGCACTTTCAACATTAATCAAGTAAGCATCGAACAAGTCAACTCTAGAACGATAATCCATGAACTGACCAGTCATAGCACCCTGAGTCAAATCCAAGTCAGCCATAACGTTACCATTATAACCTTCTTCCAAAGTAGAAACCAATTTATAGTTAATTACCTTAGTATACAATTCACGAAGCTTAGTGAACAAGAAAGTAGCCATATCAGAACCAGTTGCTTTCTTCATAGCACCTAAAGCAGCAATGTTATATTCAGCTACCAACATATCAGGTACAGTAGCCAAACCAAGCTGTTGCATCTTAGCGATAAATCTCTTATCATTAGCATGTGCATTAGAAGCACCAATAGTATTACAAGGAGTACCAGTAACATCTTCCTTACCTACAATAGTGATAGTTTCTGTAGCAGCATCACCAGCCAAAGCAGTAGCCAAAGTAAATTCTACACGACCATTCAAATAGTTGATAGTACCGTTAGAAATCTTACCAGCAACAGCCATGAAAGCACCCTGACCATTATCGATCAATTCGAATTTTTCAGTTGCAGTAGCAATCTTAACACGTACTGTACCAGGGATAATCTTACGACCAATCAAAGAAGAGTAGTCAGCATTAGTAGTCGGAGTAATATTCAAAGTAAAGTTACCCATAGCTTGAATATCCTGATAGTTATCCGGACCTAAGTTAGGAATAACAGAACGCATATCAGTTACACCCAAAACGTCGAACCAATAGAACAAACCATTAGGCTGATCAAAGTCACGTTCGATAGACATATAACCTGCGAATGAGCTTACATAAGAAGCTACAGAAGCATTGAAATACTGAGTAGACAGCAACGGAGTTTCTGCATAACCAGAGAAAGTCTTCTGCAGCAAATTACCTGCATTACCTAGACCAAACAAATCTTTCATTTCATCGTTACGAGAGAACATCTTAGCATATTCACGAGAACGAAGGTTAGCATCTTCTGCTGATACTGAGCTATTAATAAGAGCCTCCATCATTGAAGGAGTCTGCATCATTTGCAAATACTGTGTATTCATAATGTATATAATGTTTTTATTATTTTTAGTTTATGTAAAATGGTTTTTGAGGATAACCATAAACCTATCTATTTATATTTAATTACTTACGAAAACTATTTCCAGTCAACCATGATACTAGAGTATCATTTGTATCACTGAATTTCTTTTCTGAGAACTGAGCTTCCTGAAGATCTTGTTCTTGAGCCTGTGCAGGAGCTTGTTTTGCTTCCATAATTTGCTGAGCTGCTTCTTCTGCTACTGCTTGAATACTTTGAACTGCCTGAAGTGCTTTATCTTCAATAGCTTCAACACTAGTAGCACCACCTTGTGCAGGAGCAACACCTGCCGGAACTGCTACTTCCTGAGGAGCTACAGCATTAGGATCAGCTAAAGGAATTACAGGAGTATTAGGATCTACTTCTCCAGCAGGAACAGGAACTGCACCTACAACATCTGAGAAGAATTTATTAAGAATAGGATCTTCATAATCTCCTGAGAATTTCTTTTCTTCTTTATCAATAGAATGTTCTTCAAGTTTGTCAGCTTCTTCTTCTGATAATGGATGACATTCAATATCATCTTCACTCATAGTAGCCTTAGTAAATTCACCATTTTCCTTATCTTCTATAATTGCTTCTGTAGCTGAAATTGGAGTAATGATTTCTTTATCTGTTTCTACTTTCTTACCAGTTTCAATAGCTTTTTCTACTGGACAATGACCATCTTCTTCAGAGAATAGACGAACCATATATTCAGTAAATTCCTCACCTTCAGAGAAGAATTTAGTTTCTGCCTCATTACAGTAGATATCTTCAGAAAATTCTTTTTCTTCATGATTTTCAACTTTATCTTCTACTGCAATACTGTTTGTTAGATTATCGGCTTCTGCTTCTGAGATAGGATTAACATCAAGAACTTCTTCATCCATCTCAGCTTTAGTAAATTCGCCATTTTCTTTATCCTGTATAACTGCAGTCTTAGAATCGATAGGCGTAATAATTTCTTTATCTGTTTCTACTTGTTCGCCAGTTTGGATTGCGCTTTCAATTTCAGCAGAATCAGCTTCTTCAGAGAACAAACGAATCATATACTGAGTAAGTTCTTCATTTTCTGAGAAAAATTTAGTTTCTGCTTCGTCACACCAAACATCAGAGAATTCTTTTTCTTCTTCCTCATCTTCGTCTTCCTCTTCTTCAGAAACAACGATATGATCTGTCAACTCTTCTGCTTGATCTTCGCTTATCTTTTCAAGCTCCATTTCTTCACCTTCTAAACTAACTTTAGTAAATTCATCTTTATTTTTATCCTGTATAACTGCAGTCTTAGAATCGATAGGTGTAATAACTTCAGAATCTGTTTCAATCTCATCACCATTTTCAATAGCATCTTCAATAGCATCCTGAGTTGCACTAATACTATCTACAGATTCAGAGAAGAAACGACACATAAAGTCTGTATTATCAGCTTGGAATTCAGTTAAGTAAATAGTATGATCTGAAAATTCTGCTTGTTCAGGTTCTCCAAGTTGTTCATCTTCAACTACACCAAGACCATTCAAGAGATCGATAGCATATTCACGAGCGTCTTCGGGGTTATCAAAAATTCTAACTCCTGCTACTCCTTTTTCTGTTAAACTCTGAACTAATTCTTGAGCTGATGCTTCGTCATACTCTGGAGCATCTACAATAACATGATTTACTGGATCTACTCCTACTACAAACAACGGATCAAACTGTTCTGCTTCACTAAAATTCTTAGATTCTAGCTCAGTAACATCCATATCTTCACCATTAAACTCTACCTTTGCTTGATCACCTGTAGATTCTGATGTAACAACTACTTCATTTTCACCAGTTTTCTCTACTTTAAGATCACCTACTTTAGCTGTTTCTTCTGATTCAATAACTTCTGAGAATAATCTTTCACAAAATTCTTGATCTGAGAAAATTCTAAGAACTACGCTATTATCAGTACTTACAGAGAATTCTTTTTCTTCGCATTCTTCTACAGCTTCAGGACCTTCTTGTGCAGTAATTTCTACACTTTCTTCATGACCAGCTGCTGGATTTAAACCACCATCAGGAAGATTTGGTGCAATAACAGCACTACCATCCATATGATTTTCAACTTCCTCGTCAGCTGCACCTACCTGATTACCCGGAGTTACTCCATCCCCTTCCGGATGAAGATATCCCTCGATTTGTTCAGATTGTTCAGCTGGATACATATCATAAGTATCGTCCTCGTCGGAAGCTTTTTCAACGATAGTAACTTCGCCATTTTCTTTGTCTGTTACTGAAACTTTACCGTCACCGATATTTTCATATTTTACTTCTTCAGTATCAACAGAGCCGTTAGCCTTAGCATCTTCAATATCTCTGGCTACTTGCTTTGCTAATTCTTCATCCTTATCCTCTACAGCTGAGAATAGGACTTCCATAAATCTTGTATTTTTCATACTGAGTTTTATAAATATTTTATTTCATTATATCAACTTGATTTCCTTGAATTTTGATTACTCCACGATCAATTAATATATCTATTATATTATCTGGAGCATCATCATATCTCTCTTCTAGGATTTTTGTAAATTCTTTGATTCCCATTGCAGAATTACCAAATTCTATCTTTAAGTCTCCAATAATTCCAGAGTCTTCAATCCAATCTTCTACTTCTTCAGTGCTAGAGAACTCAACTTCTTTCATTTCTTCAAGTGGAAGAGAATGAGCTTTTTTAATTAGCATTATACCTTTCGGTCCTAAAGATCCTTTAGATTCTAACATATTAATTATGTCTTCCTTAGGTCCTTCTATTGGGTCTAAATCCAAAATCTTAGTCACTGATACGATTAACTTAGAGAATAATTTAGATTGTAAGAATGCAGTTTCAGGAATAGTAACTTTATTATCTTCATCAATACTAGCAAAACCTTTTTCAACTAAATCTTCGGCGGAAATACCAAATGCCTTAACAACTTCTGATTCATTTAAAGTTTTGCCAGAAAATTCTTTTAATTTTACCTCAAATTCGTTCGACGGTTCTGAAAATTCTTTTTGTACAGCGGCATTATTATCTCCGCCGAATAACGAACGTCTTGAGAATCCTTTTTCTACTTCTTCAATTTTTGATACTTCGACTTGTACAGCTTCAGGAGTATTTTCAGGACTTGGTGTAACTTCTAAAACATTAAATCTATTTACAGCTCCACATTTAGGACATAAGAAGTTAGTTGTAGTGGCTAAAGTATCCATAATATAACCACAATCTCTACACTGAATTTTCTTATATTCTGCCTGAGTTACTCCACCTGAAAATAACTTGCGCCGTGGAGAAATCGAAGAAGAGAATAATTTACGTCTTTCTACTTTCATAATCTTTTAACTGTTTTCTTCAGGGTTTTCTTCTTCTACTGGCTCTTCTTTCTTCGTACCATTCTTTGGCGCGAATATTTCCTCTAACATTGCGTTTGTGAAGTCTACATAAGCTGCTTGTATTTTTTGATATCTATTCTTAGAGATAGCATTCATCTTAGTAACTTCTTGAAGGGCCATCTTATAAGGTAAAAACAATTTTTGTACACTTATACGTACATTTTTACCTAAACTAGATGCTCCAAGTAATGTTCCTGGATTCTTTCCTTTCATAATCTCAGGGGTAATCGTTTTCATAATATCCAAGAGATCAGTGGTAAATAAAGATTTCATAACTCTAAGCGTTTCTGGATCCATCTTTTCAGAACCACCAGCTTGTTTTACTGCTTGCTTATATTCTAAAACAAGTAGACGAAATCTTTGGCGAGGGGACATCTTTCCAATTCTAACTCTCTCTTTAACTGTAGCAACTGAGAAATCTTTTTGAATAGGTTCTTCTATTACAGATTCACTAACGATAGTATCTTCTATTGAATTTATTTCAGAATTAAATGAAAATGATTTAGCTTTTAATTGCGTAAACTTTCCATTAATCTTAGAAGACTTTAATAAATCTCCCGAATCGAAGTTAGAAAATTGCTTAACTTTTATTTTTGTATCCTTATAAGCTTCAGGATCATACTCTATATCAAGTTCAGAGAATGTTTTTTCGCTCTCAGAACCATCAATTGAAACTATACCCGCATTTTTCCAAGAAGGGTTTAATGTAAGGTCAGCCCCTTTTAGCGCAACCATACGCTTTAAATAGTCACTTCCGCTAGAATTTTCCCAATATCCCAATTTTTTTAATATATTGCTTGCTATTAAATTTAGACTATATTATCCTAAAAATCTAGGTTCCATCTTTAGTCGTTGAACATCTCGCTATCTGCTAGATGATGCTGATTTGATTCTAACCTTTCCAGCATTTTATGAAATTTTCTTAAGAACTTATGAATTTCTTAAGTCTCAGTTAATTAAAGAACGACACAGGAAATTCCAATTTTGCAACCATTTTTAAGAAGGCCCTTTACTCTTCTGATTCTTTGTATAGCTTCATCGTCTAGGCCATCTTCGGAGAGAACCTCAAACTCCCCATAGCACCAGCCGTCATTTTCGAACCAAACTTTAGTTAACACATGTGTAGGTGAACTTTCGCCAATTAATAACTTAACCTAATTGATTTTAAAATCAATAATAGACTATATTATCTAAGAATTAATCGGTATTCTTAGTGTTTACTCTAGTCGTTGAGAAATAGATTTTATTATCTATTTTTGCTGATTTAATTTATTATTTTTTCCAGCAATTAAAAACATTTTCATAAACTTTTTATCTATGCCTCTCATTATTAGCAATAAAGGAGATCATCTTTCCCTATAGTCTTAGATACTGCAGGACCACCATTTTTGGCAGATGATAGATTTCTGGCTAAGTGTGTTAATGTTCCAAAGAGCTTTCTATCCTCTAAGGCTTGTTTAAACTCTTGGCTACTAAAGAAAGATTCCGCAACATCTCGAGGTATCATACTACTGTCAGATGCAGGTAGCATTGTCGAAAACAATTTTGCAATAAATTTCATATTTCAATTTAAATTTTATATTATTTTCCTTTTGTAGTTTCATATAAAAGATTATAATCTACTAAAGTACTTGGATCAATATTTTCAAAAACTACTTTATTTAAAAATTCAGAAACTCTTTTAAAAGAACTTATAGTGTAAGGAATTTCTACCAACATTATATTATTCTGTTTGCAATAAATTCTTACATTTTCATCTCTTCTTTTTTGGTCATCAAAAAGATTTTTATCATATTTGTGATATAGTGAAAAATATGTATAATGCTGAATTCCATTATATTCAATCCATATGGTTTTCCCACCATAGTTAATAATAAAATCAATCATAACATAATCTCTACACCTGCCCTCTATTCCACTTACTTTAGTATTCCACTTATAATCCAATATTTTATCTGAATTTTTATTAATCCAAAGCTCTACTAATCGTTCTCCCTTTGATTTAGTAACAGTACTAGGATCTGTAAGTCCATGATATAATAAATTCTCTGGATCTTGTTTAAATATAGTATTTGTTTCCAGATCTAAAATTTCCACAGTAGTCTTGCAATTGATAAAGTTAGATATTAACTTATACTTTCCAATTCCATAAATATTATCCAACCTATTTTGAAAGTCTTGATTAGAAAACTTTCTATCTTCTTTTATAGAATTAGTATTACAAACTGGACACCCACCATGAGAACTTTCTAAATGTGTTTTTGCTAAAACCGAAAAAGTTGTTCCGCACTTATTACATTTAAAAGTCATTTTATCAATTCTTCCAGTATATTCAGATAAATATTCAAAGGAATTTTCTCCAAACTTAGCTTTTGATTCTGTAATATAAGTTTCTGTTGTCTTTAATCTACTCGAATGATATTCTTTATTACTAAGCGTTATTTTTCTAAGTTTAGCAGCATAATACCTACAATTTAGCCCTCTTGAAATAAAATCTGAATACGTAGTATAGTATTTTTCATATTCATTATTATCATTTAAATACTGTAAACATATTTCATCTGTAAGTTTTTCGATTATTTTAGGTACTAAATCATAATTATATACTATGTCTATAAAACTACCCTCCCGAGATTTAATAAATATATCCATTAAATCCTCTTTAACCATAACACCCGTAAATACATAATCATTATCTAACAATAATTGATCTTTTATATAACTTTTTGTATTTGGTAATTTATCTTTATAATAAACTTCTATTATTTTATCTACCCAAAGTTCTGAATACATATCAGATGGTTGTAATTTAAGTAACCATCTATTTTCCCAGTCCCTAAAAGTTATATTTAATTTTTGTAATTTCTTAAAAACTGAATTTCTCATCTTTTCTAATACCCAAGTACCTAATTCTGGAACATACGTATAATAGTTTAATCTCCCACTATCATTTCTTCTGGGAAGTTTTACTCTCATTACTATTGGACAAGAATACTCTAAAGGTACTGGTAATAATTTAGTATCTATCATGAATTAAATTTTATAGCTTCCCGAGATATCAAACTATCCTTGTATTATTAACATGTCATCCTTAGTAGTGGAAGAGTAACTCGCGACTTTTACTCTTCCTAAAGGTTTATAATTCATGTTAGTAATTCCACGATATCTGTCGAGATGACACGGCTCAAACGTGCGACTTCTTGGTCCCAAACCAAGCGTTCTATCTACTGAACTACATCTCGAATCTATTCTATTTATTCTTCTTTCTTTTTTCATTCCATTTTCGAATAGCTATTTTCCCTGATACATATGCACCACCAATAGGAAGTGCTGCAATAGTTCCTGCGATAGCTGCTTGTTTTGTTTTTCCAGCTTTTGCAAGTTTGGCAGCAACAACTCCAGGAACAATATCAGATGTTCCAAGAATTATAGCTTCATCTGGGTGTTTCTTTACATACTCCACCACCTTCTTACCAGTTTCTTTAGGATGAGTTACTGTATGTTCAATAGATTTTCCTATTTCTTTAACTTTATCAGTAACTTTACTAAATCTTTTAACTCTCAACATAGTTTTTATTAGTTATTATTATTTTCTTTCGTTGAACTATCCTGACTCGAACAGGAAATCCCAGAACCAAAATCTGGTGTATTGCCAATTATACTATAGTTCAATCATTTCTCCATAAAATATATTTTTGGAGTTTCTGATATAATTTCAAATCCAAGTTTCTTATATAAATTTATCGCATTTATATTTTTCTTTGATACTGTAAGTTTATTAGCCCCAGAAGAATTTATCAAATCAGTTGCTATTCCTTTTCCTCTATACCCCGGAGAAACTTCTAGAGCAATAATAGTATCTTCTTCGCACGCTATATATCCCACCAACTCATCTTTGGCTGGGTTTATTAATAATTTTCCAGCCGTTTTTCCTGGTGTATTTCTTGCGTGCTTTAACATATTCTCCTGTGACTTATATTTTTCTATATTTTCTTTGGTCCAGGGAAGTTCTTTATATTTTTGTTTTCGTAGTATTATCATAAGCTCTAAAAACCTTATATGTGTAATAATAAATATAGAAAATTATGAAAAATTTAAAAGTAGGAGATAAAGTTAAATCTCGTAAAACAGGATTTTATGGAGTAGTAACTGATGTAGATATTACTCCTAATAAATTATTTGTTAAAGTTAAATTAATGTTAAACGATAGAGAAGTAGAAATTCCAAAAAGCGTTCTGGATTATGTTACTCCAGAAGAATGGGAATTTGTAAAACGTATGGAAGAAAGAGATTGAAATATATCTCTTTTCTTTTTTTTCTGTTCCTAGGACTTGATCGAACAATAGACCACTTTCCTCTGGCCATCCTAGGAATTGATTATATATTATGGAAAAAGAATCTTAAAATATATTTTCCAACATGTTTTGAAGTTCTTTTTGTGACTCTTCTCTTGGATCCGCTGTTATTTTAGTAAGAGATTCGAGTTGTTTAGCTATTCCTGAAGAATATCCCATCTCTTCTCCTTCATCAATAGATAATTTTAAAGAATAAACACTAGAAGCTAAAGCATCCCATAAATCCTTGCTTCCTGGCTTAGAACCATCAGGATTATCAAATAATGGAGATATTGATGCTTTTTTAGGATGATCTACTTTACGTTTTGGACCAACATATCTTAAATCATATGCCTCTCTTTGTAATCTTTTATATTCAGGAATTTCAAGAAGTTCATTGTTTATTATATACTTCAAATAAAGAGCCGGTTCACAAGGAGTATTATCTGTAGAAATTCTCCCATTATTTCTAATTCCTTCTCTTTCACAATATTGAAGTATTTGTTTAGAAAAAGCTTGGTCAGCACTAACTATAATATTAAATTTCTTGTTAAGATCTTCTATAAACTGCTCTATGTGAAATAAACTCGTCTCTTGTCCTTCTAACCTAGATACACCTAAAACAAAATGACACTTAATTTTAGGAACTAAAGTACCATTTATATTTTCCCAATGATCAAAACTAACTGCTGCTATTCCAGTTGTATCATCTACTACACCTAAGTCAAGACCTAGCCATATAGGAGTACCTCTTGGAATAAGATTAATCATTTTTTCTACATGATTAATAATCCTATCTTCTTTATCATAAAAATCAACTGTAATAATTTCAGGAATTCTATTCTTTATTGTTGAACATTTAGATAAGTGTTCTATAGTACCTCCAAAAAAACTATCTGATGATCCTGTATTAATACCAGATTTATCTTGAAGAGCTTTAATCAAATCAGATTTAAATTCTCCAAATAATTGAATAGGTACATG